ACAGGATTGACCATAGGTGGTCTAACTACCAATGGTGTGTTGAATGCCAACACAGTTGGTACCACACAGATAACTGCCAGTAGCATCACTACTGGAAAGATAGCTGCCAACTCGATCACAGGTAACATGATAGTTGCACAAACAATTTTTGGTAATGCCATTATTGCCAATACATTATCAGGCAACACTATCCAGGCCAACACAATTACAGCCAACACTATTCAAGGCAATAGTATTGTGGCTGGTAGTATCACAGCCACACAGCTACAGGCCAATTTGCTAACAGTTGGCAACATTGTCAGCTTTGGTTCAACTATTAACTCACCCACCGGTACTGGTTATTGGTTAAATTTTACCAGTGGTAATGTTTACTTTGGTGGTAATACTCAGATTGGTACCAATTTGATTGTAGGCAACAATGCTGTGATTGGTGGCTTTGCCACCATTGGTGCCAATGTCAATATAGGTGGTAATTTAAGAGTCACAGGATTAGTTACCGGTGGTAACCTAGATGCCAATACTGTAGTTACTACTACTATAGTACCACAATCAGTCAGTCAAGGCAATGGTATAAGTTCAAGTACATCATTGGTTATTTCACCACCAGTTGCCAATCGAATATATCCTTATACCTTTGCCAATACTAGAATTACAATATCTTCAACAGGTTCTACTGTATATGTTAGTGGAACATTAGACACTAGAACTGCGTTTAATTTTGGTGGTGTTGGAACTGGTACATTAACTTTTTATCTATTAAAAGATGGAGTATCTTTAACAAGTCAACCATTTCAATATACCGTTCCATCATCCGGAATACAAGGAGATAATATAACTCCATTTGCTTTTATTGATACTGCTGGATTTACTGTAGGAACTACATACACATATACCATGGCTGTAAGTGCAGTTGGTTCAGGTGCATTAACAAGTTCACAAATTTCAATGTTAGGTGGCACACTATTTTGCCAGATATTAAAACGATGATATATTCCGTATTTGATCCTGTAACTGGACAAATCTTAGCAACTATTAATGATTCAACTGAATCAGGATTCCCTGCAAATAGCGTAATGGGAAATTATAATGATCAAGAACATTATTTTGATCTAGATACACACACTATCATTGATAAACCTGCGTCACCCAGCGCATGTCATGCGTGGAATGCCAATACCAAGACCTGGGATTTAGATACAGCACAGGCTACTATAGTGGCAAGACAACAAAGAGATCAACGGTTATCTGAAATTGATCGTGTCAATCCAATCTGGTATGCTAGTCTGGCTGCTGAACAGCAACAAGAGTTAATTGCCTACAGACAGCAATTATTAGATGTACCCAAACAGGAAAGTTTTCCAACTGCAATTGATTGGCCAAATCGGCCCGGTTGGTTATAAGGGTTAAATACTATATGACGATATCAACAGCAACAGTCCGCGGCATTGGTGGACAACAGGTACAAAATGGGGTCACTGGACAAGTAGTAACCTTTAGTGATGGCACACAGGCATTTATACCAGGACCTAGACCCGCCTACTCAGATACTTTTTCTGCATTAAGTACTCGGTTGACTCCAACAACTACTACACCAGTTGCTCCAACTGCTACAGGTCCTGTGGCACCTACCATGACCGGTGCTGAACCAACTGTGGTCCAGGCAGGTTTTACCTATTTGAACGATGTTGGTGGCCGGCAAGTACAATTCAGTGATGGTAGTGTTAGTTTTTATCCTGGAGGTTCAGCTGCGCAATTTGCTGTGGGTACACCATTAAGCAAATTACCACAAAATTCCACAGTAATAAAAAGTACTGAACAAGCCCAGATTGAGCAACAGGCCAAACAAGCACAGGCTGCCGCCGAAGCACAAAAACAAGCTGATCTATTGGCCGCACAACAAAAAGCCAGTGCTGATATATTGGCTCAACAACAAGCTGAGGCTGCTGCCAGAGCTGCCGCAGATCAAGCGTTAGCACAACAACAGGCCGCCGCTAAAGCGGCCGCCGAGCAGGCAGCTGCCGAACAAGCACAACAACAAGCCGCCGCTGTGGCCGCTGAACAGGCCGCCAGAGCCAAAGCTGCCGCTGATGCACAGGCTGTATTAGATGCACAAACTGCTGCCAATGCTCAACGACAACAAGAACAGCTGGCCGCACAACAGGCCGCCGCTGATGCCGCAGCTGCCGCTGATGCAAAAATGGCCGCTGATGTGGCCAAAATGCAACAACAAAAATCTGATGCCGCTGCCAGTCAGGCCATGTCATATTATCAAAATCAGTATGATGCTGTACCTGGTGCTCCTAAACCAGTTGCAAAATTATCAGATGCTGGTGCAATTACACCAAGTAGTGTTGCAGTGGTTGATGCCAGTAGTGGCATAACTTATTTTCCTACCAAATCTGGATGGCAACAGTATCAAGATCCCAAGGCCACGGGTTATACCCCACAAAGTCAAATACAAATGACTTTGCCAAAAATAGACACTAATACAATAAACGGTGTTACTGGTACATCCACAAAAGCATTTACCAGCCCCAGTGGCACAATATATTATCCAATAGCTCCAGATAGTGCTGGTAATACTCTTGGTTGGAGTAGCGATCCAAAATCTGGTTCTGTATATGCGACACAACAACGAGCATATTCAAATGCACAAATAAGTTATGTAGATCCAAGTGCTTATTTTAAAAGTCCAAGTGCATCTGTTATGGCAGCTCGTGGCACCACTATTAATGGTCAACCAAATATGGTGCAAACAGTTAATCCATATGCTCCAGGTTATGTTAGTTCTGAAACATTGGGTCAGGCTCGTATGGTTGCAGATCAAACTGCTAGAGCTGAACAACGAGCCTTTGAAGCCGCTGGCGGAGAAGACATATTTGCCAAATTTGACAAACTAATTAACAACACAATTGGTTGGGATACCATCGCCACCGTAGTTGGTGGTGTGATTGGTGGACCATGGGGTGCCACATTTGCCAATGCCGCAGCCAATGCTGTTCAAGGCGAAACTCCTGCACAAATTTTAAAATCTGCTGCAATAACATTTGCCATGGCTTATGGTACACAAGCCCTAAGTGAAGCCCTAAATTCAACAGCCACAACTGCTCTTGAACAGGGAGCCAGTGACATTCCGCAAAGTGTTATTGATATGGCCAATGCCACTAGCGATCCTATTGCGGCATTAAATGCTTCTCAAGGATTTACCAATGTTGATCTAAGTTATTTAAATTCAATTGGTGCTCCGGCCGAATTGATCAGTACTGCAATTCAAAATAATGCTGTCAATGGTTTTACTTCACCAGAAGCCCCAGTAACAGCAGAACCAACAGGTCCGGTTCAACCTGGTGAAATTACAACTACTCCTGTAAGCGAAGGACCAGTTGTTCCGGGCAGTACAACACAATCACCTGCCAATTTGACCAGTAATGGTATTAGTGATTTACCAGAAGGTACAATTATTGGTGATGATATTGTTATGGCCAATGGTAAAACTGTTCCTGTTAATGATTACTTGGCAGCAATTGAAAGCGGTCAACCAATCAGTGTTGATGGCATGGTTACAACAGGTGGCACAGTCACAGTTGGTCCAGCTCCAGCAGAATTTGACAAGTTGTTACCTATTACTCCAGATTATTCTAATGTTCCCAACATTGACATTACTGGTGTTGGACAAAATCCAGCTCTAGTTGGCACAGGGCCTACAGGTGTTGTTGCTCCAGGTGCCGGCGTCAGCACAGCGGGTGGTATTATACCCGTTGCCACAGAAATTGTCGAAGGCCTGACCACAGCTCAAATTATAGCCATGGGCGGAGCCGCGGCAGCCACTGCCACAATAGCAGCCGTATTGAGTTCGGGCGGAGGTGCCGCAGAAGTTGCCGCTACTATTCCACCTACACCTACACCTACACCAACCCCAGTTACACCTACACCAACACCAACCCCAGTTACACCAGCACCAGTTGAACCTGTTCCTGTAACACCAGCACCAGTTGAACCTGTTCCTGTAACACCAGCACCAGTTGAACCTGTTCCTGTAACTCCTGCACCAGTTACACCAACACCAGCACCAGTTGAACCTGTTCCTGTAACACCAGCACCAGTTGAACCTGTTCCTGTAACACCTGTTCCTGTAACTCCTGCACCAGTTACACCAACACCAACCCCAGTTACACCAACACCAACCCCAGTTACACCAACTCCTGCACCAGTTACACCTGCACCAGTTACACCAACTCCTGCACCAGTTACACCTGCACCAGTAACACCTGCACCAAGTCCTGTTACTCCAGTTGAACCAATAATACCAGAACCACCTGTAACTCCTGAGCCTCCACCTGTTGAGCAACCAGTTACACCAGAACCAACTCCAGAACCACCACCAGAACCACCACCAGAACCACCACCCGAAGGTCCAGAAGTCATTGATCGATCTGAAATATATGATGGTCCATACAGTAATCAAACTGTGTTGGAAAGATTCTTGTCAGGCACCATTACATATGGTGATATACTTACAGGCATTGCTGCTGGATATATTTTACCAAGCGTATTGTCATTAATAGCCGGACCTCCACCCGTACCACCCAAGCGCACATATGGTCCGCTTGCTCCAATCCAATGGGGCACCTTGCCTGGAGGCCTGACCAATCCAGGCCTGAATCCAGGTTACCTGACATTTGGTGGTAATCCTCCTCCCATGTATCAAACAACCAATGATGTACAAAGCAAATATTATTGGGGCATGCAACCGTACATGAAAACCATGGAAGATCTTGGCACATACAATCAGGTGCCAGAAGCTCCGGCAGTACCATTTGGCATACAACAACCACGCAGTCCATTTGATGTCAACAAGTTTATTACACAGAATTTAGGCCTGCCATATCAAATGGCCGCAGTTGGATCTAGTCCACAGTATTATGGTGCGCCAAGTTACAGCACCAGTGCCATGGGACAAACCATACCACAAACTCCAACAATGGGTCCTGTTGCACCAACTACATTTGCACAACCTGTACAAACTGCACAACCTGCATCATCTCCACTTCCTGGATACATGCCACAGACAAATTTAGCAACACCAGCACCAATTAATATGAATTTTGCCCCAGTAACTGTACCAACAAATTTACCTGAGTGGGCACCAGGACAATTAGACTTAACACAGCCCATAGCACCATATGGAACAACACCTACGGTGCCGGCTTAAGAAAGGTTAAATACACTATGAGCGGAGATACACTATGAGTTTTGGAAAAAGCGGAGGTACAACTGTACAGACTCCAGAGATGACACCTGAACAGCGTCAGCAGATTGCGGCACAAACTGGTTTCTTTACAGGCACTATTGCACCCACATATCAACAGGCAGTTCGAGGTGCAACAGACATTTATAACCAAGGTGCGCCAGGTGTAACTTATGCTGCACAGAACCTGGCTGGGCAAGCTGGGCAAGCACAAAATGTTTTGGGAAGCACAGGTGAAAGTGCCTTACGCACTGGCATCAGTGGCCTACAAAACTTGTTCAGCAATGATTATGAAGCACAACAGATGCAAGCCGCCCTGGCTCCTGCACAAGCACAATACCAACAGAACCTGGCTGCCCTGGGTAATCAATTTGGTGGTGCTGGTCAGATTGGTAGTGCTCGTCAAGCCCTTGCCAACACACAGTTGGCAGGTACTGCACAACAACAGCAACAAATGGCAGCCGCACAAGTGTCCAAAGACATAGCTGCACAGCGCCTGGCCGCAGGCGGACAATTGGCGCAATTGGGTCAAGGCGGAATTGGTCAAGCTCTTGGAGCCGCTGGTCAAGGTGTTACTGCCGCTATGACTCCACAGCAATTATACAACCAATATGCAAGTGTGATATTTGGAACACCTGCAGCCAGCTATTCACCTGATTTCCGTGGCACACAAGGTATGACTACCACACAGAATCAGATGAATTTTGGCATAAGAATTTAAGGACCCATTATGGATTTTACTGATATCGCAGGTAGATACCTGCAGGCACGCATGGATCAAGCTACACGGCCATTTACGGATCCTGAAGGCTACATGAATGACCGTATGCGTCAGCAGTTTGGTACAGACATGTCGGGCAATGCCAAACCTGTGACTCAAACCATAACCACAGATCCTGCAACTGGTGAACAGATGATGACTGTGAAAGGTCGTCCGCAAGATCTCAGTGCGTCTAACCCCAACACTCCAACTGTGACTCCACCACAGCCCAGATTCAACATGCCAAATCAGTACATGAACATGGCTGATACTGCTAGTACACAACCTGTGAGTTATCAACCACCTGCCGCAGCGGTTGCTCCTGCACCTGCACCTGCACCTGCACCTACAACACCTGTACAACCTGATCAGACTTTCCAGCGCATGTTGCAAGCCGAAAGCAACAATCAACAATTCACACCACAAGGGCAAGTGGTCACCAGTCCTAAGGGTGCTATGGGTGCCGCACAGGTCATGCCCTCCACTGCCATGCAACCAGGTTATGGTGTTACCAACATATTTGACCTTGCACAACAACGCGGTGTACCGGTGCCCAGCAGAGATATGGCAGGTGCACAAGCTCTGCTGGCCAATGAAGGCCTAAATCGTGAGTTTGGTCAAAACTACTACACCGCAATGAATCAACGCTTTGGTCCACAGGCTGGAGCTGCCGCTTACAATGCTGGTCCAGGTCGAGTAAGTACCAACATGATGGCCAATCAAGGTGTTTTAAACACATCACAGTTACCACAAGAGACCCAGGCATATCTACAAAAAATTGGTGCTACTTCTGAACCAAATGCAACAATTCCTCCGGCTAATCCAGCTGACGCAGTGGCTACCACTCAATATCAAACAGCCACTGGTAATGTGGCCACACAGGGCGATTATAACTTGTTTTATGGTCGACAAGTTATCGATAATTTGAATGATCCAGTCAAACTCAGTGAGGTAATCGATAATCCCAATGCACCTGATTTTGCCAAGGTAGCGGCTAATCGTCAAATGTTACAGATGTTGACCATGCGCAAAGAACAAATGAATGCACAAAAAACTGTAGATCAAGGCGATACCAACGCCATTGCTAATGCTTTGAAAAGTCGCAGTGATGAAGGTAGTTATATCAAAGCCTATTTGTTTTCACGCTTGGGTTTAAATGATCTGGCACAAAGTGAACAAGCCAAATTAGGAGCTGGTAGAGTATGGGAACAAAATACATTGGACACTGGTGAACAGGCTTTGATTCAAAGAAGTTCCAATGGTTTACCAATATTTGGCATAAGTCAAACCGGCAAAGAACTAACACCACAAGAATTAATAAAATTTGGTGGTGCGGCTATAAAAGGTACAGAACAAGGTGCCACAGTATACAAAGACCCATTTTATCGTGCTGAAGTGCGTGATGCACAAGGCAATGTTGTGCAACCAGCACAGGGTGTTGCTGGCAACTGGATCCTAGAACGCCGCCCAGGACGCCAACCAATTTTTAGAGAAGCTGGTACCAATCGCATGGCTTCACCTGAAGAAGCACGCCGATTAAATCCTACAGGTGTCAGTGGCCCAATAGAACAACAAGCCGCAGCTGCTTATGCTACTCGTGGAGCAGGTCAACAAGGAGCACAGGCAGCTGAAGGTTATGCAAATGCACCATTACCACCAGCACCAGGCATGGCAGCACCAGGACAGGCAGCACCAACTACTGCACCTGGTACAGCGGCAATGCCTACTACACCAGTTAGTACAGCAGGTGGTCAACCAACTGTAACAACAGCCATTCCTAATGCACTTACTCCTCCTGTTTATGAACAAAAAAGAGCCAGTGCCATAGCTGAAAAACGCACAGAAACATTTAACAAAATTATTGATACCGAATATAGAGAAAATGGTGCCAGAGGCGAAATAGTATCAACCAATCGTAAACTGCAATTTGATATATTGAATCGTGATGATCCTGCTACTGGTAAGAAAGTGGCCGAACTTATCAGTGGATTACAGACTGCAGCAAATGAAGATCCAAAAAATCAAAAATGGAGCATTGTGCGAGATATCTTCGCAGGCAAGGTAGCTACCAATCCAGATGGCACACCTATGAATGGCCAACAACTCAGTGATCGTGTCACACAATTAAATATCAGTCCACAGGCCAAATCTGCATTACAAGAATTTAATGCTTTGAATGCACAGATTGCAGGGCAGACTTTGCGTGAAACAGCAGGTCCTGGTTCGGTCAGTGATGCTGAACAACAAGCCAACCGTGCTCGTAATGTTGAAATTACTAAAACTCCAATGTTAGGTGTTTATAATATGATGTCCCAAAGTCAGTTTAATGCAGATTTGCAAAGATACAAATCGGATTTGGCTGGTGGTCCCAGCAATACTGCTACCAATGCCACGGCCTTTGATTCACAGTTTCGTCGCTATCAATCAGAACTGATTAAATCCTATAGAGAAGTAACTGAGGCAAGGTTAAAATACATACAAGAAAATGGAGCAGGACCTGGAGCTATCAGAGAAGGATATAAACGGTACCCTGTGCCAGAATATGATCCTAATTCTGGTGGATGGCGATATCTCAAACCCATTGATAAGATTATCAAGAAAAAAGAGGAACCAGTATAATGGCCACACAAGATCTACAACGCCAAATTGAAGAAGCCAGAGCATATGGATATTCTGAAGAACAGATCCAAGAATTTCTCAATCCTAAACCTGTGCAAGAAACTGCGCTGCCACCTGCTTCAGGACCGGTACCGCCTGCTACCACACCTTATGTGGATCGATCAGAAGAAGACACAGCATTATTGCAATATGGTGCTGCCAAAGCTGCGCAGGGTATAGGCTATGGAGCCGCAGGCAAGGTAGCATTAGACACAGCACTTAAAATGGCTGGAAGACAACCTACACCCAGCATAACTCGTGGTATAGGTAATGTGATACAAGGAGCGGCCAACATGATTAGACCAACCGCACCTGTGGTTCCACCGGTCGAACCTTTGACCGATTTTGTACAGCAACGCGGAGCTTATGCTCCTCAAGCTGGCCAGGCTCCAGCACAACCAGCTGTGGGCGGACCGGCCGCACAACAAGGCAGCCAATTTATACAAAGGATGTCGGCTCTGGCCAGCAAATATGCTCCGGTGGCCAAATCATTGACAGGAGCCGGTGCCATGCTGTATAGTCCAAGTTTAAACACCAATGAAGCAGAAGAACTGCGCAGACTTAGAGGTTATTGATGGATCTATCAAAATTACAAACCGCATTAGAAGAAACTTTCAGTGCCAACTTGGTCACTTACTATCGTGCCCATGTGGCACACATCAACATACAGGGTCGCAATTTTTATCAAGACCATAAATTGCTGAAGAAAATCTATGAATATTTCCAAGACAACATAGACACCCTGGGTGAAAAGATCCGTAGTGTGCGCACCACTGTACCTGTGGATTTAGGCACAGTGATCAATGTAAGTCCCATAATGGATTTTGCCACTATGGGCACCAGCGAAGATCTATTGTCGCAGGTAATGGAAAATATCGAAAGCATGATAGATATCTATCATGAACTGTATATTGCTGCAGAAGATGTCAACTACATTGATATCAGTAACTTTGCACAAGATCAAATTGGTATCTTGGCCAAGTTCCGTTGGATGCTACAATCCACCCTAGACGAAGAATAATTACTTGACAGCGTAGATCCAACACACACCAGTGTTGGTATAATCTGTGCCCAACTGTTGTTCAACAGCTTGGCGCACTGGTCCGTGAAATATATCATGTCCTGCCAATATACCACCTGACTTGACTTTGGGTAACCAGGCCTGGATATCTTCTGTAACAGCTTCGTAGGTATGCTGTGCATCAATAAACACAAAATCCAAACTTTGATCCGCATACAGTTTACTAGCTTCTACGGAGGTCATACGGTGTGCTGTGTAATAATCCCGAACTGGCTCTAAGTTTTTATTAAATTCATCAAACAAGGTATCATTGACCACACCAGGATCTGTTTGGTGTATTTCTTCGTCCAGGCTACCCCGCCAAGTATCCACACAATCAAACTGGATTTTCTTGCCTGAGTTGGCAATCTCCACACACATGTAAGCACTTGAACTACCGCGCCATGAGCCTACTTCTACAAAGTGTGCGCCATCTTGTGCGCTTGCGACCAAACTACGATACACAGGATCTATGCCGCCTGCCCAGCCTTGTATTGATTGCCAAAAATGTTCCATTAATAATTCCCGTTGTAGTAATTCATTATGTGATTCATAAACTCATCCAGACTAAAGCTACCGCCCTCAACCTTGATGCCATCTTCTATGATCCAGATCCAAACTTGTTCTGGATGATCTTCATCTATTTCTATTCTAATGCCTGCCATATCTAGTAGTGTAACCTCTTGTGATCTTGACTGCCAAGTCTTGGTGACCTTAACTGTGCTTTTGGCCATTATTACTCCTCAATTATACCTAGTACTGCCTTGCAATCTACGATAAAAAACTGTTCAGTTTTGTGCTTTACCGGCAGGCAAGCCTGCCAATCTACCACCACTTTGGTGCCTAAAGGGATCGGTTTTTCTATCTCGGGGCCTATGTCTATGATCACGGCAAATTGTGTGTCTCCTGAACCTTTGACGATGATACCTGAACTGGTCATGGTTTCTTGTTCGTGTAGTTTGAGTATGTAACGAGTTGTTGTTGCTTTGATCATTTGATTTCCTTTTCTGGTTTGGGTAGATCTAAATCTTCTAGGGCCTGCTCATACCACTGCACAATAGGATCCTTCTCCCGTTGCCGTTGTTGGTAATGAGCCAGCCGAATAATTCTTTCTGCTTGTTCCTTGGTCATTTGCATCGTATTGCGTTCTTGATCCGGGGTCATAAGATCCTCTTGTAAGCTATACTGCCTCTAATGGTAAAGCCAGCCTGACGATGTAGGTGTAAAAAAGCATCTTGTTCATTTCTAATGGTACTACTGCTTAGGATGGGAATGGTACATATTCTGCACCATAGTTCCCATTGCTGTAGTATCTGTGCTAATATAGTTATACGCTTGCGTACAGGCATGGACAAATCCAAGTGCGCTATTCTGGCATCAGCCATTTCTTCTTGGGCATAGTTTACATAAACTCCGCGCACGATCCAAGCCCAAGCGATCACTTGACCGTTTTCTTCAGCCACAATGACTTGTTCTTCTATGGGATTGAATTTTTGTTTGATCACTGCTATGGCGATGTTCTTGGCCAACATGTCAGGATCGGGTGTAAACACATCTTCTATCTCACATTGGAATAATTTGACTGCCATGGTAACCATGGGATCAACATCGCCTAATTCAGCCTGGCGCCAGGTCCAGGTATCTCGGGGGGAGGGTTTGTACTTGTCTAATATCATTTCATTTCCTTGCTAAAGTATTTATACTAAATAAATATACTAGAAGGAATATTATATGGCAAGAGGAAAAAAGAAAAGTTATCATTTGTTTACCCAGTGTGGTAACAAGTATTATAACGCCAACTACTTCAATACCAAAGTGCAAGCACAACCAAATGGTTGCATACACTGGACGGGTGCCAGTCATGTGCAAGGCTATGGCATGATGGGCGGAGTCTATGTGGATTCGGATCAACGCTTCATGACAGTGACCCATAGGGCCGCAATGGAACTGCACCTGGGTCGTGAACTCAAACCTGGAGAGAATGTGATACACATGCCAGGTTGTGCGCCCTGCTGTGTCAATCCGGCACACTTGCAAATTGGTGACCTGCGCCTGCGCAATGCAGTCATGACAGCAAATGGTACCATCAATGGCGGACCCAAGCATGTCCGACGCAAGTACAATATCATACCACGCAAACAAAATCGTGTGTACAAGTACACAGACGATCAAATACAACGCATACGCACACAGTCCACACAGGCCACAGCTGAAGAGTTTGGTTGGTCAGTGGCACGAGCCGGCAAGATACGCTGGGAGATGCGCAGGAATTTCAAATGGTTACCCATGCCAGACAAGGAGACGAAATGAGCACACGGAAACAACACAGAGAAGAACATGAACGCAGTCTGATCCTGGATCTAGAAGATGCCCTACTAGCCCTGGAAAATCATGTGGGTTCAGATGAGATTTGGGCCTATGTCAACATGATCCTAAAAGGATTTATCGTGAATGGTCGCTTTACCGAAGAGTATATTGCACTTGCAAAACAAACCTTAGAAATGAAAGCCAGCAAAGAGTTTTCTGACCAAATCCTACAGAAGTAGCTGAGGCAATTTGGATCTAGCGCGGGAAACGGCAAAAACCTTTTTTTGGCTAAATCAATCCTTGCAAATGCCGTTAATCTCAGCTATACTATTTAAGTAGTATAAATAACTTTAGCACAAGTAAAGAATTCATCCATGCAATATGGACTGTATAATGGACTAGGAACGCTGATTTGGCGTGTGCGATAAACCCAAATCATCCTAACACATTATACGGAGTGACATGTTAACATTTGAACAACAACAGATTCGAGACTTTGCTACCGCATTAGGTAACAGACTCTCACGAAAAGAACAACGCATTGTAAATCACATTTACAATCTAGTATCCAAAACTGGAACAATATCTAAAAAGAACTGGACCAGTTTAGAACAAGTAGCACACACAGTTACCAATAGAGAAACACCAAAAAAACGCACACAAAAGGCTCAAGCTCAACGATGGGCACAGGCATCAGCCAAAGAGCGCACATTTTACCGTTCATATCAACCAAAAGAATTTAGATCATCCAGGACACCAAGTCAATTACTAGGCGATAGATTATGTCTCGTAGGTATTAGCAAATACAACGGACAACCCTTACACCATATTCCAACACAGTACTTACAAACAATACTAGACACAAAGATCAACAACAGAGACGATAAAGCGTATATTATGGCACATTTAGAATTAAGAAAAAGCGGCACTGAACTTAGTGCTTCCGCATACAATAATTCAAACATAAGCATTTGAACAGGGGCGGGGCTTCCGCAAACCTTATGTTATTATTGTTGCCCACGGGCCAGGAGATAAACAATGCTGTTGATGAAACAGCCCAAGATAGATCACACAAGTCTATAACGCATTCAAGCCATTGGATAGTTAACATTGCGATGATAAACGCTAAGAGGACTCCGTTTTTGACGGTAAGGTTCTCTTATGAGTAAAAACAACTTATGGATATGATGATATGATTAATACAACAAATACAACGCCAGCGTTACACGCCGTCGTAGGTAATAGCCAAATAGCCGCTGTCGCGTCTATCTCTTGGCCTATTACCTGTAGTCACTTCGTTCTCAATCACGAGGCGAAGCAAACAAGTTCCAAAGAAAGGCGAAGACTTTCTGCAGGAACATATCTCGTTAGAGATATCTCAAATGCCTCTAACTCTGAAAGGAATTAATATGAAAAGCCGATACAGACAAATACGAAAAATGACTCCTAGAGATGGGGTCAAATATGCCACTGAGTACTACAAGCAAAGCCCTGGCGAATATAGCCGGTTGTATGAACATGTGCAACAGACCATAGTGGAAGTGGTTCGTGCAGCACAAGCATACGGCATAGATCTAGATGTACCCCTAAAGGGATTCCCAAGAACCAGCAGTCGACCCAACTACTCAGCCATGGATGTGATGGCAGACATGCTGACGCAAATGGATCAGGAACGAGATGTGCCATCAGGCATGCTGGGTCGTTGGAACAGACTGTTTGATGCCAACGAAGACATGCAGAT